ATCTGCATCTTTTATTACTTCTTTATCAGGCATAACTTCTCCTAAACCGAAGACTGAAACTTTCGGGGTGTCATCAAACTATAGCTGTTGAGACTCAGCTTATTTCTCTGTGAATTCAGGAACGAATCTTTTGTTGTTCCTTAGCTCATACAAAGACCTTCTGTAGACAGAACTCGCAGTGGAGTTACTAGGAGCGCCAAACCACTCGTGCGCTTGTTCCTCTGTCCAAATCTCTTTCTTGATACCTTCCATTAATACCGTACGCCAGCCTCGGTAGGCTTCGCCATCGGCTACGCCATGCTTGTTTACGTTTACCATCGACCACTCATACATTGCTGGCAACTGAAGATAACAAACATATCTTACTTTATCAGTTCTACCTTTGGGTATGGCCCACAAGCCGCCTTGCTGGCGATTGATGGGGTTTTGAACGATATAACACTTCACGCCATTGGCTCTTAGCTTGTTAAGAAAATCCTTGGTAGATATAGGATTAACCATGCGGGCTTGATAGTTCTCGAATAAATCCTGGTCTTCTAACTTGTATTGTGCGGCTATAGCATCGGAGATTTCCTTTTGTTCTTGGAAATCCTCCTTCACCATCGCTTTGTAGTCCTGCGGGAAGCGTGCCCAATCCGGAGTGCCATTGGCTAGGAGTTGCTTGATGGACTCGCGCGTGGTGTTCAGGTCGTGATATGATTTGGTTAATTGGTCTGGGGTTACGTCTACTAGGCCTTCTTTGGATACGATTCTATTGTCTACGGTCATTTAAATCCCTTGAGCCATTTTAAAATATTTTCCAACTCAGAAACAGTGGCATTATTTTTTATTCTATTTGCTCGAAAAGACATTATGGAAATATTGCCTTTGACGTACCCTAGAGAGGGAATTCTTCTGTCAAGAGACGGAGAATCATCTCTGGCTCCGCCGATTCCGGTGTTAAATTTTAATTTTATACCAAGTACGGGGCAGTAGTCCGGCAAAACGATATCTTCAATTACTAAATCAAACAGAACACCTTCTTTCTTTGCTCGGTGTTTAGCGCTAGATAAAATAACTAATTTAGGATTATTTCGTCGGTGCTCATAACGTCTTTTCTTGAAACAATCAGAGCACACATTATTGCCTGAATAAAATTTATTTTTCTTTCTTTTGCAAAAGGTGCATTTCTTCATTTCTGTAAAAACTCCATGAAAGTTTGATGAAAGGAGTATGTTCATGGCATACTCCTCCCATCTTATAATCTTAACACACGTTGCAACGTTTGTCAAGAAGTTTGTATCCTTTATAAACTACTGATTCTAAAGGAGTTAAAGTCTATTGTATCGCGGGGACCGAATCGATGAACCTGATTCTTTGCGAATTTAAGCCAGTAGCAGGCGGTAACGTTACTGTTTGGTGAAACTTGTAACTAGCCCACCCACCAATAGTTGCTGTCGGGTCAAATGAAGAAGGAGGAGCATCCGTAACTACACGGCACTCAATCGTTCTCCAATCACCTTCATCTAAATCAGTATCACCTGGAACTTGTAACCACACACCAATCATCGCGTAATTTCCGAAGATATACGTACGGTATGCGGTCTTAGAACCAGATTGATAGCTGGCTGTCTTGGTTACGAATGGAGTTTGACGGAATACAACGTTCGTACCCGGTAATTCAATCTCCATCTTTTGGTCGCTTCCGGCCATCTTATCAAACTTATCAGTTTGAGAATACTTCCAGAAGTCTACGATGCTGTCGTTCACAGTCGTAGCGTTGTAAATATCTCCAAGAACGTTAGGGCTAATTGCTCCCGCGTAACGACCATTCTTGTTTGGTAGAACGCTAATGCTTACCAACTGTTGCTTTAGCTCACGAATTGTTGCCAAGTCGAGAGTATAAGGCGAAGCTAGTAATGCGCTTTGGTTAACGTTGGCGTCAGTAGTGGATGCACTGTCAGCAACAGCGCTGTACAACTCGCTGATGCTCTGACCCGCTTGGTAACCAAGTTCAACGGCTGAGTTACCAACTAGTTCATCGATTGCCGAAGCAATAGCGAATGAACTGAAGTTAGTGTAATTGTTCCACTCGCCAATTTGAGCCGGTGCCGAAATCTGAGTTACTAACTCCGGACTGCCCACTACACCATCCGCACTCTGTGCAGTATCACCGGTTAGAGTGCTGTACTGGAAGAAGGTACGGTTTACGCCCATATGAAGGGGCTGCACTCTGCGTTCGGCAACTGCCACGAATGCGTCGGTTTCGCCTTTCAAATTGGGAATCAACTCTTTGTCAAAACGAGTGTTAACTAACAATTTATCATTTTGTTAGACCAGACTATTACTTCCCGCTTTCGCGGGTCTTCTCGATTAGTCGTTCACGCTGCCCGCTTTCGCTGCTTGCGCCTCGTTGCCCCCGTTGTGATGGGTTCCGAGTCAATATAGAGAAGATTCGCACACTTCTTTTTAAGAAGGTGCCCCCTGTCTCATATATTTAACTATCATCTCTAGCTCTTTTATACTAGCATTGGACTTCAATTTATTTGCTCGCCACGATATGACAAAAAGATTATCTTTATACTTTTTGAGATACGGGAGATTAGAATTGAGTCTGTCAATCGAAGGAGAATCATCCCGTCGATTTTGACCCCTACCCTTACCTTTGCCGTGTTGGTTCCTGTGCTTATGTAAAGGTACTTCTAATACTGGGCATAATACCGGAATGCTAGGCATATCGTCTAACTCTAAATCCGATTCATACCCCTTACGTTTACTACGGTCCTTGATTGCTTGTAAAAGAGAATATTTGATATGATAGTCAATATCTGAGTCGGAAGAATACGCGCCGTGCTTGATGCGATTTTCTCGCTGCAAACACCCACAAGAAAGGACGCCTTTACCATCGCGTCTCGTCAAGTGGTCTCCTAAAATAATCTTTTCGTTCCCACAATCACACCGACATAGCCATCGTGCTCGGCCTCGGTTATTGCTTGTAGATTGATTAACGACTAAAAGTCGCCCTATCTTTTTTCCGATTAGATTATTAATTTGAGACACTTTCTTCCCTTTTATTTAAGGATTGCTTGAGTTGTTAATAAATTTCCTACGTTTGCTGCTGATGGGTTAGGACCACTCATGGTCTACTCATCCTTAATTTAGCTCATACACCATACGGGTGTACGGGTGAAAGACTTACGCCTTTGAGTTTGCTACCTTCACAAACATAGCTTCGAAACCTGGCTCCGTTTTTATTCTACGGCGAATTTCCTCGGGTTTCATTCTAGCGATATCTTTCTTCGTGAGAGTCGGTGTTTGCGTTAAAACAGGACGGGATGCCGTCAAAGTTCCTGGCGTGATTCCACCAAACAATCCCGGTCTACGGGCTGGAACAACCTTATTAGGTTGCGCCGGTGTAGCCGGTGCCGCCACAGCCGGTGTTACCGGTGTGGGTGCTACCTCAACGGGAGTTGAGGGTGTAACTATCTCCGCTGGGGCCGATGTTGTATTCACCGGTATTATAGCGGGCGCTTCTACCGTATTTACTTCTACCGGTACAAGCTGAGATTGTAATGCTAAGAATGCAATCTCTAAATTATCTACCGTGTATGCAAGGCTATTATCCTTCAACCACGTATTAATTAAATTAGAGTTTGCTGCATTCGGTTTAAAATCGTGTTTGTGTGTTTCCATCCACGTTAAGGATGCTTCTTTTTCATCCAATGCAGCGGCACGTAACTGATTCTCTATAGCTTTATTAGAGTCTAGTAAAGCCATCACTTCTTTATATTTCGGAGAATCCGGTGTCTCTCTTTGTAACGTCCTAAGGTGTGTATTCACCTCTTCTTGAGATAAAGGTTGCGTTGGATTTTCTTCCTTGCGGACAAAGGAAATCTTTTGTTTCTTTACCCTTTCGGCCAATCTAAGAGCATTTTCATGGGCGGCTTGTAATTTAACACTTAACTGGGCTAAGGTTTGAGCTTCTAAGTGTGTCGGTAAGCCGATAGCAACGCCGTTCTCATCTACGGATTGGTAACGTTTTACGTACTTCGTAATCTTACCATTTTCGTCCCTAGTAGGTGTTATATTAGCTTTGAGAAGTTCTTCATCCTCGGCAATAATCGCCAAGCGTTTATTCTCCGAAGCTTTAATCTCTTGTAATTCTTTTTCAGTTTTTTCTAAAACAGTTGTTAACTCGGTAACTTCTGAACTAACCTTTGGTGTTACCTCAACCACTTCCTCAATCACTTCTGGTTGAGATATCTCTTGAACAACATCGCTTAATGCTGCCGCGCCTTCGGGAGAATTAACAATCGCGGTGAAGGCATCTAACTGGTCGGGAACTTGCATAATGTGACGAATTATACCCGGACTGAGTTGTACCAGTTGCTTCCTAGTCATAGCTTTAATTTCTTCTAAAGAAGGATATACACCGGCGAAGTTTTCCATATTATTTTTCCTTATTATTTATTAGTATTACTATTACTTACTCTTACTTACTCATTACTCTTGCTTACTCTTGCACTTCTTTTAAGATATCTTGCATCTTTTCAAACGTTAAGGCTTCTTCTGTTTTAGACTTAAAGGCACCTTGTTTACTGTGAGAATTAATACTTCTTAATACCTTCATAGCAAAACGGTTCGTAGCTCTCGCTTCTTGTTGAACAGCAGCTAATACTCGATTGTAATTACTATCACTAGGGTCTACTTGCATAACCTTAGTGTTAGCTTCATCGACGGCTGCTCGAATCATTCTTTCTAATACAGCGTATCCCGGGTGAGCGGC